TGACTTAACTGCTGCTAATGCGCCTTCCATTGCAGCAAATCCTTGATGTCCTTTTGCAGCTGCACTAACTGCACCTGCTCCCGATGCTATCATTAATCCAAATACAATTACGTAATAAATCACTTCTGCAGCCTTTTCGGCATCTGGGTCATCCTTTTTCAGTTTAGCCTTAGCAAGTATTCCGGTTGCCCATAACATCCATTTGATCATTTTTACATAACCTTCATGCCACTTATGTGCAAAATCAATCACACCTTTGATAAATGCCGGATCATCGACATCCTCTTGACCTTTTACTTTTGTTTTGAATACTTTGATGAGCTTACCTAATCCTTTAGCAAGAATCTCTATTATTTTCGGTGCCGCGGCTATTATGCTAATAATAAAAAGCGGGCCGACTGCTTCGTTTAGTTCACTTTTTTTTTTGCGCAAGTTTTCTTTAATCACGCTTTCATCGACCTGAGCTACATCTTCTTTGGCCTCATCTTCTAATGAATTAAAAGCTGCTTTGAAATCACCAAGTCCTGCCTTTAATGCTTTTTCAATATCCGCATCAGCATCCTCAGCTGATTCGACGATTGGTATGAGGCTAGTCAACTTAGGTATGCCTTCGGAGATATTTAACATTGGATCTTTTTCAGCATCTGCAATTGCATGTGCTAATTTGTCTTTAGCGGCGGCCTTCTCACGCGTAAGATCTTTGAGTTTAGTTAATAACTCCGGACGCTTTTCTCCGTCAGCCTTTGCATAATCCTCACTAGCCTTTTTCATGTCCTTGATTATCTTGTCAAGGTCTTTTCCGAGCTTATTAATTGTCTCTTTCTTCTCTGCCATAGTAGATCCTAATGTTTTTTATAAATATTAGTCTTTACTACTTAATTGATCTATACGACGTTGAAGATACCACTTTGCCTTTTCCAGATCTTCTAGCTCTTTAGTTGGATCCTTTTTACCTGCTCTAGATACGTATTTAACTACATTACCTAAACAAAAATCTAACTCCCAGGCTTCAATAACTTTGATAGCTTCATAGACTTGATCGCCGCCGTAATGTTCTGGATGATTGACTCGTTCTTTGAACTCTACTTTAGTCTTACCTTCTCGAATTACTTTAGCCATTGATTAATCTCCTTATCCGTCTTACCATACTTACGCAACATATCACGAAGTTCATCTTCATGCTGATCAATAAGAATAGCAACATACTCCTCCGACTCTGATTTAGATACTTGAAAATGTTCTGCTACTTTAGCAATCAAGTCCTTGTTGTACTTATCGGCCTTCTTGCCTTTAATATACTTTGAAAAGAACTTGCGTTCTGGCAACAATCCGTGATATAATTGATATACATTCTTAGTACTCAATGGACCGATCGTATAACGCTGAAACATATCTACATACTCAATGAGTTCGTAGTTCATCGAAAGCCAACGGTTGATTAGATATGGCGAAAATGATTTCTGGTCAGCCTCGGTTAGATCGTCCCATTCGACTTTCTTATACGTAATGCCGGCGATATGATCAAATATTGTTTTAGCCTTCTTCATTACTTAGGCATAAACTCCGCGTTAATATGACCGCAATCATCGCAACGAAAAGTTGGTACTGGCATAATCTGTTCCTTACCTGTAGGTGAAATCAATGCTGAAATGCGTTTAAATGCTTGCACCTCTCTAAAGAATCTACCTCCACAATTCTCACATACAATATTTTTCAAATCCTCCGGCCGAATATTGATGTTCGGTTGCTGCGGAGGCTGTTGCCCATCCATTCCTACTAACTTACTCATTACTTGATCTCATTTAGAATTTTTACCATAGTGGCCATTACATGCAACTCCTTATCAACAGCAAATGAATCTTGATACTGCTGTTCTGCCAAAATTAGAATAACACTTGCAATATGCCCTTTAGCATAATTATCG